TGGCGCATACGAGAGTCCACACCCTGCGGCTCGGGGATGTACTCAGCGTTGATCGCAATTTCATCAACGTTGGGCTCACCTTCGAGCACCTCAAACCACTGGCTGTACTGCGCGCCAGTTTGCTGACTGCGGTCCATCCAGTCGATCAGAGGGGTGTAAATGGTTGCACCTGTTTGGAATTGCATCAGAATTTCGGGGATTTTGTCCGTCCAAAGGTTCTGATCCACAACTGCGACAGGGTTTTGATTATAAAAATCTTCAAAAGCCATGGTAAATCTCCTTTATGAGAATGATTGCTTACTGGTTGTTTTCCAGCGGCTTATTCTTATACTTGGCTTCCTGGAACAAGGAAAATTCCTTGTCATAGGTTTTCATGTCGCCTGCGAGGGCGGCAGCTTGCGCCAAAGCAAGATGGGCGGCGGCTGGATCGGTTGAGCCTGAGGGTCCTGCACCAGATGTATCGGGCTGTTTCGGACTTCCACCCGCCAGGATATTCTCTTTCGTCTGCTTGGAGGCAGAGCCCGTAAGGGCATCCATGGTGGTTTTGAAGTTCCCAAACAATTCCTTCAACTTTGTTTCGTCATCATCCGGTCCAGTTTGAGGAAGTAAGCCTTTTGACTCAAAGATGGCAAGTTCGGGAAACTCCTTCATAATCAGTTTCGCTCGAGCAGCTTCAGTTTGAGAAGAAGCCAGGGCGATTTCCTTTTCTGTTAGAGTGCCAGATAGCGTTTCTTTTTCTGTCATAAGCTTCTCAAGATCGGACTGCACTTTGGCGTGACTGCCTGTGAGTTCCGATAACTTGGTTTGAGCTTCCTTCAGGGCATCGTCTTTCTTTTGTACGGTTCCCTGCAAGCCTGTGTACTCTTTCTCTTTCTTAGTAAGCAGGTCTTGCGCTTCCTCGTACTTCGCCTTGTAATCTGTGGTCCCGTTTTGACCGTCCGCTTCCGAGGTTTTACCCTTGGATTTGTCGTCATACTTGGATTGCTCTGTCATGGTAAATCTCCTTTACTGACTAAATTAGTCCCGCTTTTTTATCAGCCTCGAGAGCCTTTGCCGCCATAGCGGGTACGAATTTGGCGGCTCGCCTAATTATTGCCCTGCGCTCGGACTTGTCTTTGGCGTGTCCTCGCAACTTCAGAGCACTAATAGCCTGTTGTTTAGTGGCAATGGGAAACCGTCCATCGCCCGTAGCTGAATGTTCCTTGCGGTCTTTTGCATCAACATGTGCAGCCATACTTCACCTCTTACTGACCTGTTTCGGTCGTAAACTGATACCGTTCTCCCTGGCGAAATACAGGGCACTCGTACACAGGAGTGACGGTTCCAGTCATCAAACTCATGCCATAGAGCATATTAGCAATAGGGCAATTTGTTTCGGGAAGCCCAGGATTGAATTTTTCACAATCGTAGCAGAGACAAACGTCACGATGAGTGCCCTTGAGGTCCTCACGTACTGCTACATCCATACCGTGATGGGAGTAACGAATAAACTTTTTTTCTGCCATATCTCTCTCCTATGAGTTACTTCCGCTGACCCCATAAGCAGGTCCGCCTTCTCCAACATTGGAGGCATCGTGCAAATCATTCCCAACTTGTCCGGTAGGCGCATGGGTATCAGTTGGTACCTTGATACTCTTCTGTGTCTTTACACTTGACTTCCTATCACTACCCGACTTTTTCTTGGGAGGAACCTTTCCGCCTTCCTGCATAGGATTGACGATGGTTCCATCTTCATCACCGAGCAACTCGATCAATTCATTCGGGTCTTGACCGATATTGCCACGAATGGCGACTTCATTGACAAGAGCATCACGATCCTTCGGAAGCATCGGAGCCCACTGCACATACAGAGGAGCATCTACCATCTTCTCTGTAATATCGAATAAACCTTTATTAGCCATCATCTTCAACAATATTCTATTGAAGGTGTTCAAGCCAGTAGTCCAATTGATACGCTCGAGTTCAGAGTGCGAAGCCAGGGGCCACATTCGACCACTCAAAGTAGTACCCGATCGTTGCGAGCCTTCATCTTCTCCATCTGCAATACCAGGATGGTTTACTTCTCTTCGATACATATCGTAGAGCTTATCACCTAGCTTTATCATTGGTTCTGAGGCTGATTGCGCTTTGGCTACTCCCATTTCGGGATTCGCCTCATTACCTGTCATGCCAGGATTAGAGCCAAGATCATAAACGTTACGTCCATCGAACAAATTCAGGGCTCGGATATTCCCGCGGATATTGCGTACCCAGGGATAACCATGAGAGTCCTCTGAAACTGCATCACCAATATCTGCCCACCGGAGGTTGAGCTCACGAACAAGACCTTTGACCGCATCGGTTACGATAGGGTTTCCATAAAAAGACCATGTGCGAATATGTGGAATGTACACGGCACATATGGTCTTGAATGGATTGGGTCCTTTCGCAAGTTCCCCTGAGACTTGCAGAGGTTGGTTGTTGATCGACACTGAGTATTTGTCTTTCTCCCAGTGTTCGATGTAATGCCAGCGTTTATCCTTGAGGTCTGGGTCGAACCCATATTGGATTAGGTCGATCCGGTTCAACTCTTTGACGACCCAAGCCTCACGGAGATGCCAATAATCATTACCATCCGGAATACCAATAAACTCTTTCGGATTTGGATTGTTGATACGTATACGGTTATCTTCGGGAAGCCACGAGGCAGTAAAGCAACAACCGCCGAGATATTGAGAAATGAGAGCATTGGAAATCATCAAGGGACCGCCAGCACTTTCTTCCCATACTGTTTCCAGAGCATCTTCTATCGTTTCTTTTTCTTTATCTGATAATTTGGACTTAGGATCAACCTTCATCTTTACCGGAAGCCCACCTGGGTTGATACTATCAAGGTTCAGACCGAATAGGGTTGCGACATGTTTTTCGCAAGTTCCCTTGATCGGGTTCAGTTTCAAGGGGTATCTCTCATATTTCTTACCGTTCTTCTTATCTTCTACCTCTACAAGAAGAATGGCACCAGTGTACCAACTATCCAATTCTTTATAGGCATCCAACTGCGCCATATAACGGATGTATGGAAATCCTGGCAGGTTTGAGAGAGTAAACGGTGAGATTACCTCTATGACCGACTGAAGGGTATTTTGAAGAGTGTCACCGAGATTCGTAAAGATAGCGCACCATCCTATCCGTAAGTTTCAATCATGTGACAATTAGCACATAAAATATCACATTTTTCAATTTCAGAAAGTATTCTTTTTTCTGAAAGATACTTCATAAAACATTCTACCACAATTTCTCCAATAATTGGAGAAAGTCAATCTTTTCTTACTGCATAGGGACGTTCATATCTTTGCTCACGGTTGAAATCAAACGGGGGGTCGTCCCTGACCGATTCTTTCGGTACGGCTAGCATTGCGGTCGCGAGGGTATCTTGGGGGGTCATTACCACTCCTGGCATCCTCTCCATCTCCATCGTCTGATCCTTCGATGATTCCGTATTGTGCACGAATAGCGAAAGCAGCCATGGAAAGCGTAGCAACAGTGTCTTGAGCAAGTTTAGCAGATGCGCTTTTATCCAGCGTAGGATCATAATTTCTACATTGACTCCCGATACCATAGCAGAAGGAGGGCCACAGTATCATGCCACTCTCCATAGAAAGTCGAGTAGCCACTAAATAAGAATACTTCCTTGGACCCGAGAAATCAAGTCCTGTGATCGAACCAATTGATTTGCCTTTATTCCAAATGTAATCTAAGTTGATGAGCTCTGCTGTATTCTTTTGAGGACCTGTGTTATCAACACCTGCGAAGATTGGTTTATAAAGGTCTATCCATTCTATCAGGTTTGTGACAAACGGAGTAATTGAATTGCCACCATCCCCCCACCAAAAAGCTACCATTGTGGCAGGAGACATAGGACAATCCGTAACATCGAATACCATCAAGCAGGGTGCGTTTCTGGATGGTGCTCTACCAATGCCAGGATCACCAATAACAAAGTATATCCTTCCTTCTTTGGGTGGCATCTGTAATCGCCATACCCCAAGATGAGGAGCACTTTGAATTATTACGGGTATTCTGTCTTGTTTATCTTTGTCCTTTTCCTCAGCATATCTCGCTTTGTACATATCAGATAACATGGTAGATTCACATTTTGAAACAGTCTCTTTTGAGAAATAGTTACCTGCACCTTCAGGTCGTTTGGAGGTAAGGAAGCGATCCTTATCCACACCTTCCGGTATCAACTTCATAATCTGCTTGATCTGCTTTTCAGTAATGTTCTGGTTATCTTTGGTATCTACGTTGAAAGCGATTGAGTCAATTGGATCTGCAACAGCAAGATCGTAAAGTATCCAGAGGTCAGGATTTTCCCAGGGGTTGGATGTAAGTGAGAGCCTTCCAATATAAGCACGACCAGTAGGGGTTACACCAGTACCACGAGTGGACAGGTTGCCTACAACTCCAGCCAATTCATCAATAAGCCCCGCCTCATCAACGTTGATCCAATCACCACGCCAAGAGAACACGTTGGTAGCCTCGCCCTTCTCGCCAATGCTCATAAACTCGAGTGTAGAACGAATTACCTGCCCATCGAGCAGGTATTCAAGAACAATCTTAGGATAAGGACGAGTGGGGGAGTTTACAATGAGTTCTTCGAGGAGTGTGCCATTGGCTTGCTCGAGAATGGCAGTGTGCATCAATGCTGATTGCCAGGACTCTCGGGCTACATTTAGAAACTTGAAATCTGGTGTAACAATGCCATGGTAGGTGGCAGCCATGCCAACACCCAGGGTTTTGCCAGCACCAATACCCGTAATGGATACTATAAAGGTCTGCGAGGCAAGGCACATATCCACTTGCCACGCACCCTTTTCTGTGAAGTTATGATCTAGCTGAAAGCCTACTTCTGCGCCAGGTCGTCTTACAAAATAACCCAAAATCATATTTGGGTCATCTTGACCTACTCGAAGTATCTCCTTTTCTGCGGGAGACATTACATAGAGCTTTTTAGCCATTCTTCTGCATACTCTTTAGAAGAGCATACGTATCCTTCCAATGGTTCTGAGCCAGGACAACATCAGGATAAGGCGGGCAGAATTTCTCTGGAGAATGGATGAGTAGTTTGTCGAGCTCATCAACATCCGACTTCAAGAAGTAATAAACCTGCCGAAGCCCCTCGCCCTCAATTCTTACTTCCTTGTGGCGAGCAGATAGAAAAGCTTCTGCGGTTTCTTTGCGATCAACACGCCGACAGTCAGAGTAACTGGTAAAGCGTGTTTCGTCCGTAAATACAATGATAGTTTTTCCCATGATTGCGATCTCCAATTTATAAATTCTGTATTGTCTTTTCGCCCTTGACTTCAGCAAGAACGTAGTAAATGGGTCCATTGTCAGGGATGATCTCAGCAAACACGGTGCCATCCATATCAGAGAAGATGGATTTGACATTCACAATATCTCCGTACCGTAAATTGCCAACTACATCAGATCTGAGTGATGTAGTCTTTCTTTTACCAAGACTTTTGACAATAACAGTCATTTCCCGAGGAAACGTCTTTTTTGCACTCTTTTTCTTTTCTGCCATAACCTTATCTATCCTTTCTGCCTTTTTAGGCGAACCTACATAAATTCTGGAATAAATATCGCTGAAACCCATACTGTTTGTTCCCTTCCAATTCATAAGACTTATTTCATTGCAATATGGAAGGATAGAATTGTTTAGATAGCCGACAATGAAATCTGCGGTATTTTCTTTCGATTCGGGAGCGTAGTAAAGAGAGGGGACGGTTTTGTACTTTTCAGCAAATGTGAGTATTGCTTTTTGGATGTAGCCAGTATCAGTCGGCTTTACATCAAGAGGAATGATTGGTGACACCGAAACATCGAGATGTTTGGTTGCATCAAGGAAACGATGGGTAAGAGTACCAGGTCGGAAGAAATAAGGGGTTTGAGAAACCACAACGATCTCGAGCTTGTCAAGGTCTGGAGAAATCATGGCGGTTTTCAACGTTTTGACATCATAGTTGAGTTTCCCTTCATTGATCCTTACCCACAAGCGATTACTTGATGTTTCCTTCATTTTCTTTACAGCATAGTTGAAATTGGGAATATCAAAGTTGGGCAAGAAGCAATCATAAGGAATATCATACTCATTGAGCTTTTGAATGAAATTCCAGAACTGATCCTGATTTTGGGGAATGGGTAATGCGACAATCATCGTATCGAGATGTTTATCTGCCGCCCTGCGAATAATCTCTTCCGGTCTGTTCTCTGCTATATCTGAAGTGAAAATGAACTGGTTATATCTCATGGTAGCCTCCAGTATATCATAGCTCGGTTCGCTTTTTTTCAGCAAGCTCGAGTGCCATTTGGATATGATTGAGAAAGGTGTTTTTATCGAAACTGGGTCCGATAAATGCTTCTTTCCATTCTACGATCTTTGCATCTGTTCTCAATGCCTCGTAAAAGTCGTCCGTGGTAAATTTCGGATCAAGGATGTCATAGGGATAGCGAATGAAGTCTTTGTAGTCATCCCAATGCTTTGCTTTGCCAAGAACACCCTCCCATTGAAGATCACGACCAAAAAAGAGGGTAGGAATACCCATAGCAATAGCAATCCAGGCGAATGTATCAAAACCAATGACAAGATCATAGTCGCCACTACCAATCATCTCTACGGACTTCTTTACTGATAAATCCGACTTGATGTACGTTACTTTGTCCTTCAAGTTGGGAAGATTGTTGTCCTTATAGATGTCTCCAGAATAATAAACTGTAAGAGTGGAGTCTAGAACACGCAAGAGTTTGTCAAATGTCTCTTTATTCTGCCACCATCGTTTATCCCAATACTGGCTGGCAAAACGCTTGCGGGAGGTTGGAATACTGTGGTTCGGGGCAAACAGTATCCTTACTGGACCCTCTTTGTTTGCCTTGAATGGAAGAACCGGACTATACGACCAACCAACCGGATAGACCGGACACTTATAACCATATTGCCACATTACTTTACGCTGACCCCAGGACGGAACGAAGTTGCCAGTAATTCCCAGGTTGCTGGGATACATTCCATCATAAGAGATAAATGTGAGCGCAGCATGGGGGTAAATAAAAGCACACTTGCCCTGTTTGAGTATGTTTGTAATATCGGTTGGGCACCTGCCCTCATAATCCGATA